TGCTTTGGCTTCTGCGTAAGCATCAACCGAATCAAACTGATCTACAGGCGGGACATCAACGGCAACGGGCGGCGGTGCTTGACGCTCACGCTCCCACTTTCGCTGTTCTCTTGCGAGACGTTTTTGAATCGCGGCATCAAGTTCCTCTTGCGAGAATGTCTTGGGCGCAACTTCCGGCGTATCTACTACAGGTTCCGGGGCTGCCGTGGCTTCCGGTTCCGGCGCGGGCGCTACTTCCGCTTCAATCGCTACTTCTTCGGTCATTGTGAATCCTAAGATTCCCCGGTGAGCCGCGCCGGTACGGTATTATTACAAATATTTCAGATAAAGTAAAATTTCACATCCCAATCGTAAACCAGGTGTATGACGGGGTTGAACCGCTGGTGTTTGTAATCGTTACTCTTGGCGATGAACCATTAGTGCCAAATGAAATTGAACCATTGGTTGATGAGCTTCCAATTGTTGCCAACAAAATTGCGTTTCCATTAAAGTTGTTGGTATAAAGAGCAACGCCTTGTACTTGATGATTGGTTGTAGCAGAATAAAATGTCACCCAATAGCAAGTAATCAATTCATTTAATGCGCCAGAACCATATCCGGGGAAACCAGTTAAATCAACAGTGTAAGTCCCTGTTGTTCCTGCGCTCGTGCCGTTTGCGCCACGATAACCCCAGCGTTTTGCGCTTTGTTCAAAATCACCAGAAGATACTAAAGTGCCAGAAAAAGTATTAGTTGAAGTTCCGGCTAAAAATGATGAAGCAGAAACAGATCGTCCAGAAGTTAGACCGCTAACAGATACTTGTTTAGTCGTGCTGCTTTGAACAATCGGCAAAGTTTCCGTACCCGCCAAAGGCGTAGTAGCAAAAGTCAGCGCCGATATTTTTGAATTTGACATGACTAAATTTTTTTTAGTTTAACAATCAATAGCACCTTGGTACTGTGGCAATGCTTTTGTTTTTTCATACGCTTGTGCAATGAAATTTGAATCCATTGAGGGAACAAACGACACATATTCTGTTTTCAACGGAAAACCCATTTGTTCTTTTTTCCATTGAATTTCAGCATTGATGTTGCCTTTGCCTCCATTGATGTTTGCAACAACAATGTAAGCGTCAACAATTTCAATATCCACACCGTATTGGGTTTGGATGGTCATGGTTTTCTTTAACGCCATTTTCCACTCTCCTTAAATTATTGGCAATGCGTAAACTTGGACGCCGGCTGTCAATCCGCTTGTGTTTGTGATGGTGACAGTTGGATAAACGGTTGATTGTCCAAACGTAATTGTTCCACCAGATTCGTATTTGCCCAATGTGCCAAGCAATTGAGCATACCCCAAAAAATTATTAGTGTAAATTGCAACTCCATGCACTTCATGGCCGCTACAGTTTGAATAGACATTAATAATGGTCACGCGCTTTGTATCGCGCACAGCGCCTTGAGTTTGACCAATCAATCCCGTTACATTAAACGTAAATGACGCGCCGCCACTTGCGGTTGTAACCAAAGAACCCGAAACATCACCACGCGAATTTACATTGCCAGAAACAATTGCGTCATCAAACGTGTTGTTTATCATGGTCGCTTCGCCAACAATGGGCAAAGCGCGGCCTTGAAATGTGTTGTTTGAAATTATGACAGTATTGGTTGCCGCGCCCGTATATCCAACATTGTTTACCGGCGCAATGATTGCGTAATTTTGCGCTTCTGACGCGGAATTTGTTTTTATGAATGTGTTGCCATCAATCACAATATGATGCGCTGAAGAAGCCGCACCATTTCCCAAATTAATGCAATTATGATTTGATGTATTGTAAATGTAATTCCCAATAATACTTACATTTTCAACAACAGCAATGCTTGCACCGGCTGGCGAACCAATAATTTGATTGTTGCTTACCAAGCCCGAGCCGGTTAACGTAATTGAATTTCCATTGCTTAAGGATGTAGTGACATAGTTATTTGACACAATACCGCTTGCGCCCTCAATGCCACCACCGCGAAAATCAATAGAACGCGAATTTGTAACTGAAATTCGACCCAATCCCCAAACGCCTCTCTGACGCAGGACGTTTGTGGTCGAAGACCAAAAATTACAAAAATCAACGCTGATTTCGCTGGTTGCATCAGTGTAAAGAAACGCGCCAAAACAGTATTCGGCAGTGGTTCGACTAATGTGTGAATCGCCGCTGTTGTCATAAGCGTAAATTCCATATTCGCATGAAGTCAACCACAAATCACGGAATGTCACGCCATTGATGTTGGCGCAATAAATGCCGGTGATGTTTTTGCTTTCGGAATCGTAATTTGTTGGCCCTACAAATGCCATCTCCATAATGTTTGTAGGTGGCCCCCCAATACGATAACAAGATAGCAATTTGTAATAGTTTTCAACACCGTAATTGTTGGACTGAAAAAATGCCGCATTCTCTTTCCAAACAATCAAAGTTTCATAAGGGCCAGCGCCACAAATGACTTGTTCCATTCCCTTCATCACAAACAAACCTTGGTATCCACCTTTGGGAATGGTGCTGTATGCGTTCATCACATATGTTCCAGCCGGAAAATATGTTTTTTGTTCTTGGCGATAACTTTGCCACAACGCTAGGTTGCAGCCAATAAAATCCCATGTGTCATCGTTGGCAAATGGTTTTGCGCGTGGCGGCTGGAAAGTTGCAGATACGTTTGCGTACCAAGGCGAATAAGCGGGATCATCTTTCCAAGGCGTGTTGTCCCAAGTGTTCCAAGACGCAATTGAAATGTCGTCTCCGGTGTCGTTTGGCGTTGCTCCGCTGCCGTCACCCAAAGCTCCAAAATCTTGAACACTTACATATTGCTGAAGTTTTGCTTGAACAGTCGTTATTTCAGCGCCAACACCAACTGGTGTGTAAGTTACCCTAGAAGCCTCGGTATTAATATTGCTTGAAACGTTGTCATAACTCCCAATTAATACATCGTTGCTGTCTTTAAGTACAAATTTGTAAACTATGTTAGAAGTTAACCAAATTTCGCCGCTACCAGAAACACGGCCAGCAGAATTTAAAACGATTGGATTAGACCACGCAACATTACCAGCAGAAGTTGTATATGTTGTTGCTGGCGTAGTTGTACCAGAAAGGTATGTGTACAACTTGCCGCCAGTCAGAACAGCGCCAGTGTTGGTAAAAAACTGAGCCGCTACGCCGCCCACAGGAGAAAGATTAACGGCCATGATTTGTCCTACGCAGTAAGTGCAGCAACTTTATCTTGGAATGCTTTGATGCGAGCGTCCAAAGCGGCAGTCTGGGCTTTCAAATCGGCTTGTTGGCTATCAATATCAACTTGGGCAGCAGTCTGATAAGCCTCACGATCTGCCACCGCTTTCTCGCGCAACTCAACCGCAGTCTCACGGTCTACCGCATCAGCAAGCGCAGCTTTAGCCTGGGCATTCAGATCTTTGGCTTTGGCCTTGGCATCAACCAGTTCCTGCTTTGCCGCTGCGCGGTCAGTTGCTGCATCAGCCCGTAGTGAGGCTGCTTCTGCGTTAGCCGCATCTAGCTCTTGCTTGGCGCGTTCGCGGTCAGCCATCGCATCTTGGGCGGCAGACAAAGCACCCTGTCGAACAGCCAGCTCGTCACGCAACGCGGCCATGTTAGCCAGATCAATTGGAAACTGCTTGGTGAAATAATCAACGTAGTTCACAGCAGCGGAGTCGTTAGAGACTTGCATTTCAACCTCAAGAATAATAGGTGATGTTGAGTTTGGCGCTGGCAGTCTGTTCAATGAACTGGATCTGAGACAGATCACCGTCGTACTGCAACGTAACACCAGCGGCCAACGGCATCCCAACTGTAGCGGTAGGGGCCACGCCATCGTCCCGCCAACGCACTGCTTGCGTCTCAGGCGTAATGATTGCAATCCGAGGGGAGCCAATCAATCCGCTTATGTCGCGGGGCGGCACGGTCAGTTTGGTAGCAGAACTTAGACTTGTAATTTGCTGGTAGCCCATCACAGATGTGATAGCCTTGAGGTTGATCGCCATCAAAATCTCCTTCTTTCGGTAAATGACCGAAGTTTAATCAACAGTTGATCTGAAGAAAGTATATCAGGATTAAAGACCGTCCCGTCAAACAGATCGTTGCCGGACGCGGCTTCTGAGACTAAACTTAAAAAAAGCAAGTTTGCCAACTCTTCATCAGAGCCACTTGCGGCTTCTGCAATTGACCTAAAATAAGCTAACGCAGCAGATACAGAATCCGCACCAGAAGCCGTCTCCGATACGGACCTATCATAAAGCAAACTAGCAAGTACCGAATCTGCGCCAGAAGCCGTCTCGGACACCGACCTAGAATAAACTAAGCCCGCAAACACTGAATCTGCGCCCGAAGCTGTTTCTACTATTGTTGAACCGTCTGCTGGAGCGGCTTTGCTAATAGTGTACTGAAGGACAATTAGAGGAGGCCCAGCAGTGCCGCCTAAATATCCTGTGCCACCGCCCCACGATCCAGCAGCACCCGGAGTTCCAATATTAGTTGTGTTCGTCGCCGCACTACCTCCACCACCACCACCGGGGCCATACTGACTGCTTGTTCCCGAGTCAGTCCAGATGTTTTGCGTGCTGCCGTTACCGCCGTTTAAAAACGTGCCGTTAGTATTTTTTCCGCCACCGCCGCCACCGCCGTTTGAGCCGTTTCCCGCATTAGTTGATGAAGTCGCAGCCGCACCACCTCCAGTCCCACCATTACCTGCCCCGCCAGCACCAGCAGTCGCGGCAACTGTTGAGTTAGCGCCAGCAGTGGAAGACCCGCCGTTAGCGCCACCACCGCCTCCAGACGAACCAGATACGTCAGTTAAACTAAATGCGTTGCCGCCGTTTTTACCTGCCCCAGATGGACCAGCAGCACCACCGCCGCCGCCAACTTTTCTGACTGTTGTGCCGCCACCTGTTCCACCGTTTCCACCGGCAAAAACTTTTCCGACTTCGCCAACCGAAGATGCGGAAAGACCTCCGGTAATACTATTTGTTGCAGCTCCTTTGGCTAAAACACCGTTAGTAGCAAGAACTGGGGCAGATGAAGCTGATTTATTAAACCAAGCGTCCGATCCTCCCGTAAGACCACTAGTAAAGTAATTTAAATAGTACGCGCCTGTATTGTTTAACGTGCTTACGTCAACTACGGCTGATCCAGCGTATGCGCCGCCGCCACCACCACCCCAAGTAGTAGACGTTTGTCCAGTCGACCCACTACCAATAGCGTGAACGGTTAAGGTGTCTACCCCATAAGGAATACGCCAACGGCTTGGTGTGCTTACTCCGGTTGAACCATACTCATTTAATACTTCTGTGTACGAGTTGCCAATCGTCACTACCGGAGTGTAGGTAATGATGATTAGACCTTGACCACCGGGAGCACCGCCCCCACCGTAATTTACACCCGCAACGGGCGTTACTGGTCCACAAAGCCCCGCACTTCCATATCCTCCACCACCCCCTGCTGGTCCGTAGGTGTTTCCAAGATAATCAGTCCAAATTAAATCGGCGCTACCAGCCCCACCCGTTCCATTAATCGAACTCCCACCACCGCCGCCTCCATTTGTACCTCCGGTTGGTGAGGCCCCTCCTGTCCCTCCACCTGTTCCTAAACGATTGTTGCCCCCAGTCGTGCTAGTGCTTGAAGATCCTCCGTTAGCCCCGCCCCCGCCCCCTACACCTGTTTGACGCCCATTACCACCATCTCCGTTTGGCCCCGCAGCTCCCCCAGCACTATAAAATTCTACATACCCGCCGCAACACGATTCTTGCCTACCATACCCACTACCACCAGAATATTTACCGCCAACTCCAGAATCTCCAACACCACCAGAAGCCAAACCACCCAAAATAGCCCCAATTCCACTAGGGCCGCCACCGCCGCCTTTTGCCAAAGCACCATTCGTAGCAGAGGACGGTGCTGCATTAGTTGTGTTGTTAAACCAAGTGTCACCACCAGCGGTAAGACCACTAAATTGGAATGTCCCACCAGAACCTATGTTTATATACGCAAACGCTAATGGGGTTAGGGAAACATTAGTTGATTTTGAATACGCGCCACCGCCTAAACTTCCTGCGCCAATACAATGAATAGTTGCAGATGTGCAATCAACCGGAACCCTCCAACGAGTCCCCGACGTAATTGCAATCGTTACGGTAGGCATTAAATAACTTCCGGCGTAACTTCGTTTTGCATTGTTCCTGCAAGAACAATAGCCTTACCGTTCCAAACATAACCTTCTGGCACTTCTTCCAGCCGCCAGCCTTCTTCAACCCAATCTGTTGGCTTGGCCATGATTGTGTTAACAAACTCGCCTTTGTCGTTAAACAACACGCACGTTGTCATTCCTGCTCCTTGGCGGGGAACACGTTAATGAATATAGTGTTGTCCACTAACGCCTCGACCTCGTGCCACTCGTTCTCTTTGAGGATCACTGGCGTAGTGTCCTTGTCCATCTCTTTGTAAAGGTTCTCTTTACGGATGGCGGCTTGACCAGCAACGCACATAGTCAGATGAGCAAACGTGTGCTCATGACGGGAAAGTCCTTCCCCCGTGTTTGCGTGGTAGACCGAAAACCTTACCTTGTCGTACAGGAAGGTATAAGTAGGGGGAATATTCTTCACGCCCTACCTCTAATTAACCCGAAAGGCTAAATGTATAAGTTACGTTTAAAGTATCGCCAGAAACAACCGAACGGTCACCACCAGTAAAGTCAGAACCTGAAAACAACGTACCTGCTGTTCCAGACTTTGCGCTGCCGCTTGTCAGGAACGCGCCGCCAACTGTGCCACTAGCATTAATACTAAACGCTGCTGCGGTTGCATTAGTGACAACAGAGGAGCCGGTACCAAGGGTGGCCGCAGTAAAAGTAGGGGAAACTCTGGTTGCATTACTGTACCCAGTAAACTCGGTCCATCCAGCGTGGCTTGCCATTGTGTCGCCAGCCGCAGGATTGTTTGATGCTCCCGCACCCCATAAACCAATATACCAGGTTGTAATTTGGGTAGTGCTAGTTAATGCAACGCCAGCCATGTATTGAAGACCGACGTTAACAACTAAATTGTCGTTCTTTTCTTCCCATTTAAGGTCACCGTTCTCGTCATAGCAAAGAACGTGAAAACGACCAGATGCAACTAGTTTTTCCATGATTTTTACGCCAAGAAACGCAACCGATACAAGGCGCGTAAGTAAATTTCAATAATGTTGTCAATCAACTGCTGCAAAGCCATATCTGTCTTGTCAACAATTTCGTACCGACAACCTTCAATTTCTTTCAACTGCTCTTCCAAGAACTCAACAATGTTAGTCGTTTTCTTGGCGGTCATTAGTGTAATCGGACCGATCAAACCGTGCCGACCTTGGTACGCTTCGGCAAAATCATCTGCCGCTTCAATAATCAGTTCGTAAAAATGACCAAGCGCCTTGTGTTTGCTGTAGCTGCGCGTGTTGAGATGTACGCTATGGGCTACATCTCGCGCCAAGAACAAAAGCCCAACAAAATCCGCGCATTTCATGACATCATTCCTTGCTGTGGTGCGTATTCAGCCTGTTCAGGCATCATTTCCATTTGCGTAGGCTGCTCACGCATTTCCGGCATCAGCATACTTTGCGACTCCATAGCCGCAGCCACCACGCCCATTGCAATGTCTTGGATCTGTTCTTCGGACATACCAGCCTGAACAGCGGTAATGCGCTTAGTCTCAGCGTCAAACGCTTTGATCTTAGCCTCAAAGTCCTTGCGCTCCATGTCCTGCGCTTCCATTGACTTGCCAACATTTTGCAGCATATTGTGCAATTGATTCAACTCTGCCGCCATCGCTTGCATCTGCTGGTTGGCTGCTTGCAGTTCGGGATTATCCTCAACGTCACCCATGAGCTTGGGGTCAATTGTCTTGGCAAACCGCTTTGCCATTTCCTGCGCCCCAGGCCAGTCCATGTTCTTGACGAACAAATCGCCAGCCACTGCCCACAACTGCGGGTTACCTTGCAGTAGCTGCGCCATTGCCTCAAGCGCCTCTTGGCGCTTGGTTGCATAACCCGGGCCAGTCGCAACCACTACGTCGTACTTGCCAACAGACGGGTTGTAGATCTTGTCAATCACAATCCCTTCTTGGTTCTGGATCTTACGCACCGGCTCGGCCTGAGTTGGGTCAATCTTGACCATCTTTGTCTCGCCATCAATCCCGATAATGCGGGCGATGCGCTGCGTGTCGTAAATCTTGGGGATCAACTGAATACATTGGCGACCAATGTGTCGAACAGCCCGCGCTAGGTTGTCTTGGTAGTGGTAAGTGCCAACATCGCCCTCACGCTGGCGGGCTAGGATAGCCCTGCCGGAACGCTCGTTAGAAGTCATGCCTAGCGAAGCGTTGTACTGCCCCGTTGAAGACTTGATGTCCTCAGAAGCACCAACTTTAGCTTGCAACAGACCAGACGATGCCATTGGTGGTTGGGCACGTTGTGGCAACGGTAAAACCGCACCTTGGCCGTCAGTTACATCCGGGTTGACCTCCAAATACGGCCAATTTTGGGTGTTGGCAGTCTTCCATTGGGTTTCATACCCTTCAAACTGACCGCCATAACCAATAAACGGGGCCTTTGGAGCCAGCGCCAGCATCTCTGCCTCTTGGCTAGTCCAATAGTTGTACATCCGTTGTGCATCTTTGGCGTTACGCACCAGCCCGCTAATGTAAATCCGGCCCTCAACCTCGTATTCGTTACCAATCACCCGCACAACAGGGATGCAACTACCGGCCCATTCCTGCTCTTCAAGGATTTCGTAGCCATTAATCTTGCACCACTTGATCTTCTTGCGATCCGCTTGGCGTGATTTCTTTGGTTTGCCGTAAACCGCCCGCAACTCTTTGTCTTCTGGCGTACCTTGGAACGCAGTCACGTTGCCAGGGTACAAATTCAACGTTTGCGTGTCGTATTCGCAATAAAAATACTCAGCAATACGAATCGTGTCTGTATTTAACCACTGGCTCAGGTTCTGATCCCCTACACCCAGCGTCTCAAGCGTAGACAAGGGCGATGCGTTAGGAAACAACCGTGCGTATTCGGCTTTAGACAAGTCCTCAGTGATAAAACACCACTCGGCATCACTGCCGCAGGGGTCCTGAATCAGCGGATCCATGTAAACCGAGAAGCTGTTCCTGACGCGGGCAATCTTGATGTCTTGGTCAAACGTATTGTCGTCGCAATACTCGGTCAAGACCCGAATATAACCCTCGCCATACGCAACTTGGTTCTCACAGGCCGTGTCGTAGGCCACATCCGCATCTGAGATGTACTCGATATGCCGAATCATGCCGTTAAAAATCTCGGCAACCTCAACATCCGCGTTGTCATCTACGGGGATGACCTTAACGCTAGGCCGGTTCTGACGCTGATCGTTGGTGATCTGATGAACGTGCTGCGGTAGCTTATTTATAGTCAGGCATGGCCGTGCGTTAATCGTCTGACCCTGCACCGCACCACGGGTCGCCAGCACATCTGCCGGCCACTGCCACTGGTTATCAGGACTGCCCGCGTAGAAACGCAGGTCATCTAGCTCATCTTCACGCGATTCCGAGTATGCCGAGATTGCCATTGACAGGCGATCCCGCGCTGTTGACAGCACATCCGAATCGCTTTTTAAGGGTTTGCCACCCAGCGCGACGTTGCCAACAGCGTTAATCCCGGTGTAGTCGCTCACTTTTTCTTTGCCGTCTTAGCCGATTCTTTGAAATCTTTAGCGGTTGGCGCATTTTTGCTGCCAACCTTATTCATCTTTTCGCCAGAACCCGCTTTAATACGTTCCTGCTTGGCGTGAATATTAGCGTACAAGCCTGGTTTCATTTCTTTGCCGCCGCGCGTTTGGTAGCGTATGCAATTGCAACTGCTTGCTTGACCGGCTTACCAGCCTTTACTTCAGTTTTGATGTTTTCTTTGAAGGCTTTAGGAGAAGCAGACTTTTTGAGCATTTATGCACCCATCCAAGATCCGGCCATTGCGTCACGATTCATCGTAAGAGTACGGGGCCGTTCGACGTACTCACGGTGCGCCACAGGATAAGCAAAAGTCACTGCCAGCGCGTCGGCTGCGTCAGGTGATGCCAATCCTCTAGACTTCATTTCTTTCTTGCCTTCCAGAAAGATCGTACCCGCTGAGTTGGGCTTTTTCATCGGCCCAACCAAATCATCTTTGAGCATCTTGTCTTGCGGAATGCTGGCGGTCTTTAACCACTCACGCATCGCGCCCCACATCTCTGCCCGCTTGTTGCCCCACATTACAGGGTTTTTGGCTTTCCAGCCAAAGTTTACCCCCCGTACCTTATACCGTTGTTCTGTTAATCGGTCAAGTATACCGTAGCCCAAACCGCCTTCGTCTATTACAGTCAACGTCGGTTTAAACTCGTCAATCGCGTCAATTACACGACCGACAATCGACATCGTATCTTCACCTTTGTACCGTTTGATCGCTACAATGTCCCGGCCTCGCCGTACTACTATAACGGTTGAGTCTAGCCCACCCCTTGCCGGATCGACCCCTATTACTATAGGCGCGGTTTCGTCTTTGTATTTAGGCCGCTTAAATGCGTCCTCGACAATCATCGGCGAGATGAACTGATCCTCGCCCGCGCTTGGGAAGTCGCCGTACACCTCTACGCGCGCCTGGATCGAATCCTCGCCGTACTCCGCGATGATCTGCTCGTAGACCTGCTTGTCCGTCCCCTCGACCGTGCGCGCATCTATCTGGCGCGTCTGCCAGAAGTCACGCTTACTATTAAACGTCTCAAAGAAGTACCCGCTGTTGCGCCGAGGGTTGCTAAACGCAAACCAATAGCGGTCAAGAATGTTCTCTGTAAAGAAGCCCGCACCGACTGACCAGATCGCGTCGGCGATACCGCTGGCCTCGTCAAAGATCAACATCATTCCGTCGTGGTTGTGTACCCCCGCGTAGGCGTCTGGGTTCTCTTCTGACCAGAGCTTGCCCTCTGCCGCCCAGTAACGCGTACCTTTCTTTAAGTCGCGCTCGACCAGTTCGGTCAGCCATTGTGCCGGTACGATCTTAGTCGCGCTGATCTCCCACCAGTGGCTGTTGATGATCATCGCTTGCCACTTGGTCAGTTCGCCCCAGGTCACCGACCTTAACTGCGCCTCACTGTTGGCGCTCACAATAACCGTCGAGCCGATCCGAGTAGACAGCATCCACAGGATCAGCCAACTCACCAGCGCGGATTTACCGATACCCCGTCCGCTGGACACCGCTTCGCGCAGCGTGTCCATGTTGACCTTACCTTCGTTGACTTTGATGTGTTTGGTAATGTCACGCAGTATCTCGCGCTGCCATTTGCGCGGGCCGCTGAACTTAGCTAACGGTGTGTTGGGCTGG